AGTGTACCTTCGGCCTCGCAATTCCTGTATTAGTCAGCGCTAAGTGAACGACACAGTTCAGTGCTTTGCACAACTTATTCTCGCTTTACAGGTGCCCTCACATGTGACCTGTCAACCGGCCTAATGGCTCGTTCGACATTGTTTGGGATCTCAGGTGCTACGTGCATCTAACAACACCTTATCTGCTCGTTTGGAAGCGACGGAGAAAAGATCGTTAGCGTAAGGTTCAGAGCCAGGTGGTACGTAACCCACAAAAAGCGGCTCTCATCAAGTTCGCTCTCGTGCCTGTAACAGGGTGTGAGTTTCCTTTGGATGGCAAACAACCAAACCTCTTCCCCGATTTTTGTTTCCGCGTCTTCGATTTCGGCTAGCGTACCTTCGGTCTCAGATGTTCAACGTCTTGAGAAAAAGCTTGAAAAAATGTCAATGGTTCTGTCTAAGATGACCCAGCATTATGCTGATAATCTTGTGAAAAATCCTGATTCGTTTAAAACCGGTCTCGGCAAGAACGTCTCTGGAAGAAAACGGAAAAACCCCCCCAAGAAAGAAGTTCAAAGGGAGGAGAAGCGTTGGAAGGTGAAACCCGACAAACCAAGTAAGTTTATGAAGTCTGTCACACAAGGACCCTCTACTGGCGATCTTGAGCGCGAGCTCGATGCCTTTACACAAGGTCCAGTTGAATGGATCATGGCCAAACTTGCGATTGTCAAGGATGGAGTTGATGAAACTCTACGCGCTCCCGCGCTAGAGCTTGTTGATTACCTTCGAGATGAGGATGTCGCAGAAAGTCTTCGGACAATTGCTGACACTGCTCGTGGTGGTCAATTCAAGATTCTTTTTGGTCTCGACAAAGATACTCTCATTCCTGCGGGTTTGTTGATTTTTATTTTGTGCCTTCCGTTTTTGACTCGCTCACAAATTTGTGCTGCGATTGTATTGATTTCACTTTTCGCCACATTTAGTGTTGGTTCTGATTTCTTTTGGTCTACTTTAGAGACAATCAAAAGTTTCGTTTCGTTTGGCAATCCTGTCACTCAGGCGCCTTTAGATTTTACTTCATGTTATCGTTTTGCTATTTCGTGTTTTTCTGTTTGGAATATGCGTTCGCGCTACGGTGAGGATGCGACTACTTTTGAGAAAATTCACTCTCTTGCAAAATCTTTCAAGATCCAGAGTGTGAAAGCGTCTGATCTGATTGAGTCTGTTGGACTCTTTCAAGAATTGCTCAAGGACGCTCTCGAGTTTGTCAATTCATTGTTTGGATTGTCGTTGGATACTTCGGCATTCCAAGGTGAGACATGGTTTGAGGTTGAACGGCTTAACAAGCAGTTCCTGGAGCTCAAGGAGAAGTACGACAAGCGTGAGAACCTCCATAGTGTTGCCTCTCAAATGGTGACGCTTGAGGCTTACGGCATGTCTCTGATCAACAGGTTCAAAGCTGGTGGTCCAGCATACACTCAGTACCGAGATGCCATGTATCGCATTGTTGCGTTGCGTGAGGAACTCAGTAAGTTAGGTGTGTTTGGTAATTCCACGCGTCAGGAACCACTGTTTGTTCTCATTGGAGGGCAAGCTGGTGTTGGTAAGAGTACTGTTTCTACCCTCATTCAGGCTGCGATGGTTAAAGAATCGTGTGGTGGTGATGCTGTGAAGCGTTTCAACGCTGGTGATTCTGGAGCATATGTTTATGTCCCTGAACAAGAATCCAAGTTTTTGGATGGTTACAATAATCAGACCATTTGCCTACTCGATGATTTCGCCTCTTCGGTGGAGTCAGTCCAAGTGTGGGCATCAAAGTTGATTCATCTTGTTAATACACAGGCGTGTCAGACACTTCAGGCATCTCTTGAACGCAAAGGGGCTGTCTATTTCGATTCCAAGTTCATTCTTGGCACAACGAATGTGACGGTTTATTCTGGTGTTTTGCAGAATATGTACTCGAAAGAGGCAGTGTCTCGGCGTATCCACCTAACACTTAAGTGTAAGGTTAAACCCGAGTTCGCTTCCGAAGTAGGTACTGGAGGTGATCCCACACAAGACCCTGTTCTTGTTGCGGCATACCGTGAAGCTAACCCAGATTGCGATGAGTGTTTCTGGTTGGATTGGTATTGGTTCGACGCTCTCAGTGGAGCTGAACAACCCATGTGTGCATGTGGTAAGACCTGCACTGCTGTTGAAGCGTGTAGGCGTGCGACTTTTGGTGATATTTTGTCACTCATTATTCGTACATACCGGCATCGGGTTGAGTATCAGGTCAAAGAGAAAGCGCGTCTTAGGCGCGTTATGGATTTCCTCGAGAGCGATGAAGATACATTGACAGCAATTGGCAACGCCTTTACGCAGTCTTCGTGTGGTAATGAAGCGTGTTTTGCGTGTTCGTCATCGCGACAAGAACGTATGGGCATTCTTCAGACCCTCATCAACAATCATCATTTCAATTTCCAAGATGGACAAGGGAGTGATCCCGAGTTTATCGGAATTGATAATGAGGAGACCCGTGAGAACGCGATGGCACGTGACATGGAGCGCATGCGCAACATGGTCACCAATAGGGACGTGGCCAAGAATTTCTTTGGCATTGCAGGTGCTTTTACCCCTGTGTGTATCAAGGAGCTCGCTAAAGGGCATAATTTTGTCCAGAAGCATGCAGCTTTTGATTTCACAGAGGAGTATCTTCATCGGTGCAAGTTGTGGTGTTCCATGACTCAGGTGAGTGCTGTTGCAAACGCTCGTTCTGAGCTCACGTACTTCATTCATGATATTCGTATGGCATCAGTTCATGAGAAGCTTTTGATTTTTGCGAGCACGATTGCGAATATTGCGCTGTTTTACGGTGCATTTAAGCTAACGAGCCGTGCGATCGAAGGATTCAAGTCGAGCGTTTTGCATCAGAAGAAGAAGAAGAAGCCTTCGGCTGTTGTCCAGAGTGCTGATTCCCAACACGACCAAGTTGTGAAATCGTTGTTAGGATCAAACATTTTGTACATGCAGGATGAAGATTCGTTTTGTGGTTATGCCCTTGGCATTGGTGGAACACTTGTTGTCCTCAATAAGCATGTGTACCACGCCATCATCAAAGATCACACACAAATCTCTTTCTTGAAGAAGACTTCCAAGAAGAATCGTTTTGCGTACACTGTGCGCACGGACTCCTTGAAGGCTTTTGAGAGTGACCACGATGACCTCGTTTGTGTTAACGTGGTTGGTTTCCACTGTCAGAACATTGTGCATCATATTGCCGATGAAGATGTCAAGGCTACGCCCAGTTTCAACGTTCAGTTGACACATTGGTCCCCTGACAATGATGGTGTGGCTGTTGAAAGTGCATCAGGTCTTGCCCGCCTTGGTAGGCCAGTTGCAGCTTTGAGTCCTGAGGGAAAGGAGTACATCTCCGTCAATACTGTGGAGTACGACATTCCAACAGAAAACGGACAATGTGGTGCGTTGCTCACACGAGTTGATGCGACCCGCAAGTCCAAGGTTGTCGGTCTACATGCGGCTGGTAGTCGTACAGGTGATCAAGGTTATGGGATTTTGATTACAAAGGGTTTCATTTCTCGTTGTTTTAGCCATTTTAGTGTTCCTATTATTCAGTATTCTGCTACTTCCGATGTAGATACCCATTTTTCTTTTTGTTCGGCTCCGAAGACGGTTCTCGACGATGTCCAAGTTTGTGGTGCTGGCACTTCGGTGTCGACTACTTACAAGTCTGAGATTACTAAGTCTCCGTTGTATGACCAAATTGCTGACCCTCCACAGAAGAAGCCTGCTTTGTTGAATCCTTTTAGGAAGAACGGTGAGCTTTTTGACCCTGTGGCTGAGTCACTGAAGTCGTATTCCCGAGGTGGTGTTTTGTGTAACATGGATGTTCTGAACGCTGCAACTAGCGCATACATTCATGAACTTACGTGCGAAACAGTTAAACCGGTCCATGCAGTCCTTTCTTTCGAGGAGACTGTCATGGGATCGAAGACCAAGGCTGAATTTCTCAAACCCATCAATCGTGGTACAGCTTCCGGATCCCCTTCACGTTTTAACCCCAGTGTTGGAACAAAGAAGAGGGAGGCATTTGGCTATGACGAAGATTATACCATGGATACCCCAGGAGCTTTGCATATTCGCGATCAGTACGATCAAGCATTGAAAGCTTTGGAGGATGGCCCAATTCCGATGATTTTCACGGCATTCCCCAAGGATGAATTGCGTCCTTCTGAGAAAGTTGCCGCAGGGAAGACTCGTGTTGTCTTTTCCTGTGATGTTGTTAACACTTTGCTCATTAGGAAGTACTTTGGTGCATTCGCATCATGGTACCAAGATCCGAAAAATCGTTTCAAGAATTCCTCAGCCGTTGGCATGAACGTCGCCGACCAATTTGAGTGTCGCACCTTTGCTGAAAAGCTTGGGAACGGTTCTCTAACATGTGACGTGAAAGCTGGTGATTATTCAGGGTTCGACAAGACGCTTCCCTCATACGTGATTGATTCCGTATGGAAGGTGTATGAGGCGTTTTTCGGTCCTTTGATGACCCCGACTGAGTTGAAGATTGCAAAGAACATTTTTATTTCTTTCACGAAGCCGTACATTCAGTATAAGGATTGTGTGATTGAGTGGGATAACTCGAACCCTTCGGGTAACCCCATCACCACCATTCTGAACACCATCTGCAACAACGTAGTGTTGCGGTACGGTGTGGCTCGTTCGTTAGGTTGTTTTTCCTTTAAAGATTCCCTGAAAACTCTCAAAGACCTCTACGCAGACCGCATTGTCGAATACGTATGTTACGGCGACGATAACGCGTGGAAGGTCGATGTTCAAAAACTCAAAAAATACGGTTCTGCTATCATTACGTATGCGTCCATGGCCGAGGCTCTGTTGGAAATGGGGCTCGTGTACACAGACGAGGTCAAATCTGACCATTTTGATGAAGAACGTCGTACTGTCTTTGATATTTCCTTTTTGAAGCGCACCTTAGAGTGTCGCGAAGGTATTTACTTTATGAAGTTATCGTTAGATACCCTTACGCAGAACATCCAGTGGCAGAAGAAGAAGGACGTTGATGGTGAGTTGTATAGGGTTAAGTGTGAAGGGTTTTTGGATGAGTTGAGTGCTCATGACCAGGCAACATGGGACTTTTGGTTTACTGAATTCTACAGCGCCGCTAAGCGTGTGGACCCAAGACGTAACCTAATGGTTCAATGGGGCCGGAGCAAAGAAGATCGTGTTTCTGATTTTCTTGCTCGCGGTTGCGAGTACTGGTGAGATGACATCCCTGCCTTCCATCCAGTGATTGCAGGTTCATTTAATTCTGGGAGAACCATGTGCAGAAGCTACCCTCGTACGTGTGTTTTGGTGTCGGCTAGTAGATCCGTGGATACACCTGGTGCGCAGCCCGTTCCTAATATTTCCATAATTCAGCACCTTCCGTTGACTGAGCCCTCGCGGAAGTTAGTTAGTGGCTTACTGAACAAACTTTTCAAAACACCGATCTTGGTGTGTATAACCAGGATACCTCTATATCCGCTGCACAAACAGGCACTACGTCGTTTGTTGCAGACCCAGTTTCTGCTATCCAGTCTGTTGGCCGTTCTGCCGACATTCAGGATTTATTTATTCCTAATTCTGTTAGTACTATTAGTGATTATTTAGCAAAGCCGTATCAAGTGTTTTCTAGTGCCATCACCGTTGTTGATGCTATTGGAACCATCTTGTACGCCGCAGATTCGTTCACATACTACACTAATGCCCTCAAGTTGAATAAGCTCACGGGCTTTTACGGGCTTAGGTCCACGTTGTGTGTTCGTCTCGATCTCAATGGTACTCCATATCATGCGGGTCGTCTGCGACTTTCGTATTACCCTTGTTTTACTGAGAACCCCAGGAAAGGCTCTGCACACATTCAGAGCGCCATTTCGCTGTCTCAGCTACCTGGTGTGGACATTGAAGCGAATGAGTCGTCCGTTCTTTTACGGATTCCTTATGTCGCTCCTACCCAGTTTATTGAGCTTTCAGCTGTTCCGATCGATTGGGGTCGAGTGTATGTGTCTGTCATGTCGCCGTTACGCACAGGACCAGATAACGCACAGCAAGTGAATTTCCGCGTTTGGACGTGGATGGAAGATGTCGAACTGTACGGACAGACCGTTACTGCTGTCACGCAAGGACCAAAACGCCGCAAGGCTGCTCCCTCTGACGCAGAGTCTAAGCCAGTATCCACCTTCTTTTCCGAACTTTCTACATTCGCGGGGAACATTTCATCGATTCCTTTCATTGGATCGTATGCGGGCACCGTTTCGTGGGCTGCATCCGCTCTAAGTGGTGCTGCATCTGCCTTCGGGTGGTCAAAGCCACTCTCTCCGTCGTCTGTTGAGCGAGTTTCTTCTAATCCCGCACAGTGTTTCCCAAATTCTGACGCCATTGACCCTTGTGTTCCAATGTCTCTTGAGTCGTCAGCGAAGCTCCGTGCAATTGAAGATTTCTCCCCAGATGGAATGGATGAGATGAGTCTTTCTTTTATCAAGTCTCAGTATAGTTATTTGGATTTTTTCTTGTTCTCTACTACCAATGCAGCTGGTGAGCAAATTTACACTCGTGAACTCAAACCCCTTGACTTCCAGCGTGTCGTCTCGGGTACTGAGGTGTATAAGACCCCAGTCTCCTATCTTGCAGAGGTTTTTCGTTTTTACCGCGGAGGAATTGATTGGATGTTTAAATCAGCGAAAACGGGATTTCATCGTGGTCAGCTTGCTATCACGTATGTTCCTGGTCCTGCAGCCGCTGCCATCTCTCTTTCTGACACTTCATTCGCGTACCGTGAGATTTATGACTTGTCTACAGGTAACATTGTCAAGGTGCAAACTCCCTGGATGATTCCACTTGAATATCTTCGTACCGACACTTCGTTTGGTCGAATTTATGTCCATGTGGTCACTCCTCTCCAGGCGCCCGAGACTGTTGGCACTGATGTCTACTTCTCTACGTATGTTCGTGGATTATCAGACCTAGAGTTCGCAGGTCCAGTTGAGCCTCGTTACATCCCAGTTTTTACTCAAGGTCCTGACGGTCCTCGAGTTGACGCGACCCAAGATCAATCCGTTGACAGACCAATTGGGGGCATTCCAGTTTCACCTTTTAGTGTGACCGCCGCCCAAAATTCCATGTCTGAGATGGTTTTGTCTATTGCCTCGCTCCTCAAACGTCAAGTCCATTTTGGAGTTCCAATCAATGAAGCATCGGCCGTATCTCGGTTCTACCCTTGGGTATTGGACGCCGAGTACACAGTCGCTTCGACAAACGCATTCCGTTCGAAGTATCAGAGTTACTTGTTGTCGCCTTATGCATTTATGCGTGGATCAGTTCGTATTTCCACAAAGGTTGATAACCTGAATTCGACGGACCCTACCGTTGCTCAACGCAGTCGTGATCAAATAGCCTACACTAGTTTCAATGCAGGAGATGCCGTGTTTACAGCAGTTCCAGCACAGCCTGCTCCTACTAGTGGTTCGCGTGGCTATCTTGCTTTCACGCACAATTCGCGAGAGAATGGTGTTTTGTCTGTTCAAGTTCCGTTCCAGAATCCGACGAGGGTCACCCCTATCCGGTACCATAAAGACTTGACTGACATTCCCGAATACAACAGCCCAAAACCAAATCTGATGATGACCAATCCCACTGGGACAGGTGGTTTCACCCGTTCTTTTGGTGACGATTTTCAGGCGTTGTTTTTCGT